CCTGTCAAGGGGGTTGGTTAAGCAGTTCTCATAATGAATGCTAATGCATAGTATGGAGGTCTATTTTCGTGATAATTATCACCACCAGTATTACCAGAAGTTCCAGTAGTGGAATTTGTATAACGATTTCCAGCTGCCCAACCATCATAAGGTGAAATTACACTTGGAGATGCTGGTAAAAGTCCACTAAGAGAATGGTTATGAGAAGCAAGTTCGGCAATGGTAAGTTGATGGGCAGTTTTTCCTCCAGTATTTCCTGGTGTGTAATCAGAACTCAATGCCCCAGTCGTTGTACTAAATCCTGGACCTGTAGTAGAAGTAATGCCAGTTCCAGCACCACTATGAGCACCAACAATAAACCTATTTCTTAGATCTGGAGTTGAATTTGTTCCATCACATAATGCCCATCCAGTAGGAATAGACGCTATGGTGCCAGACCACATAATAATTCCACCAATTGGAATAGTTCCATTACCAACAAATTTTGTAGCAGTAACAATTCCTGCAGAAAATCCACCAGTTCCACTTCTCAATACAAGTTGACCGCCAGTATTATCTACTGCTCCACCAACTGTCGCTGCAGTTATATACGTTGTTGTATCAATTGATCCATCTGCCTTTAAAAATGCATTAGAAGCACCTCCACTTCTAATGAAAGAATTTGCTGTTACATTTCCAACAATAGTTGAATTGCCACCAATAGTTGAGTTTCCAAGAACACTTAAGTTGCCAACGATGTTTGAGTTACCCGAAATACTAACATCACGAATAACTTCTAATTTTCCAAATATATTGACAGTATCAAAAAAATTTACATAATTATTAAAATTGACGTCCTCATTAAATACCTTTGACACTAAAATAAACCTCCACTAAATCCCTCTGCTACAGCATCAACAAAGGTTCCTGCAAAAGCAATATCACCAAACGTAGATCCTGCTGGTGCAAGATTTCCCATAAGAGCATCACAAGATGCTTCTTGACCCTGAATCAAGAATCTACCACCCTGCTTGATATTTACATCTTTACCAGCAACAATATCTACATTTTCATCGGCATCAATTATAATATTCTTTGCACGAATTCTTACGGCGCCGTTTTTTTCTGCTGTAATACAAATATCACCATTTTTCCCAACAATAGTGATATCTACTCCAGTTGATTTTGCTTTTTGACCAGCAATAATCTCAATTGACTGATCATTATAGATTTTATAAATTCCATTCTCACTTAAACCAGCTAAGCATACATCTTTATTATCTGTAACACCATATAGCATGTAAACATCGGATCCACTCGTCCCCATTTGGGGATTATTAAGATCTATTCTAAATTTTGGACCAAAAGAATTAATACTTCTTTGATGCCATTTTTGCTTACTTTTAGGTCTTTCTGCCATTTACTTTAAGATACAATCAACAACATTGACAAGTTCACCCTGGAATTCAGTTTCCTCAATTAGAATAGGTTTTAGAATTGCCCCCGATCCTTCTCCTTTAAATCTAAATTCAGGAGCATCATTGGTCCTAATAGTATTTAGAGGTTGAACCTTAGAGATAGATCCATTATTAGTTGTTAACTTATACTCATTTCCAAAATTGTCCGTAATCTCACTATCAGTGTATCCATTTCCAGAATCAATGATGGATATACCACTAAGAATATAATTAGGAGTATTATCAACTGAATAATTTTCCCCTTCCGATACTATATAAATTTCTGTTACTTGTCCACTATCATTAATAACTGACCTTGCTTGAGCACCATATCCTCGCCCATATTCATCATAAACCTCAACAAAAGGTGGAAATTCATAACCAGATCCAGAATTTGTAATTCTTACACCAATTAGACTTGCAGTTACATCTCTTCCAGTTCCAACATAGGCACCAAGAATTGGAACTGCTGTGCATCCTTGCCCACCACCACCAAAGATATTAATTGTTGGTGGGGAAAAGATTACTGGTGGTCCAGTAAAACATCCACCCAAAGGAGTTAGTGTTCCTGGACTTCTCGTTCCAGAATTAAAGATATCAAATCCACCCAAAACAGATGATGCAAGAGATTTAGCAACATTTGCTTGTTGCAATATTTGATCAAATGGTGTTGGTGCAACACTAATAGGACCTTGTCCAATTACCCACTGTGTAACTCCACTACCTCCAGACTGGCTTTGGTTACAAGCAAGAGAAGGAGCACCTCCAGATAATCCATCAATAGCACCACGTAAAGTTCCTTCGATACTAAATCCACCAAAAAATTGTAAGATTGGTCCTACTGCACCAATCAATCCACTCAGAGAACCTGTCACTTTACCAATGATATCATTTACCAATGCACCAGTAAACTGATTTGCAGCACAGGAAACAAATCTCTGAACGTTGTTTACTACTCCCTGTAGTGCAGTCTTAATGATACCACCTAATCCATTGATAATACTATTACTAATACAAGGAATAGCGTTCTGAATTGCTTTGATTGGTGCCACCATTGCTTTTTGTGCCGCAACTCCAGCAAGGTGAGCACAAGGAGCACATTGAGTTGCAGCAAGAACCAAACGATAAACTAAATCATATAAAAGTTTGAGCCCTTTATTAAAAATAGGTGCTAGAGTTTTAAATAACTTATTCACCATATTGGTCACAAGTCCACTCACAATAGACTGAACTTTACCGACTATAATGTCAATTTCCCTATTAATTGTTTGCTGAATCTGAGCAGATGTATTTGTAATGTCTGCTGCCAAATTCTGTACACGACTAACTAGATTTCCAACTTCTGTTGATATCTTACTAGTAACATTACCTTTACTTGGAGATGCTAACTGTACTTTATCTCCGATTGCACTGAAATACGAAATCTCACCATTACCTATTGATTTTGCTTGTGCTGGAGAAACACCTCTTGGACTCTTTTGAGATGTAGAATTTTGTTCATTAGATTCATTTTTCTGAACTGCACCATTAGGTTCTTTAATCTGATCACTATATCCAGTGAAAGGTTGGAAAGGACTTTGGAAATCAGTAGATGGAACTTGAGAAGTTCTACCAAATGTTGATAAAACAACAGGAATCTGTGCATTATCACCATCTAAGAAAAATCCAAATACAGTATCTCCAGGTTGTAACTTAACATCAGTTGCAACGTTAGCAGCACCAGATCCAGATGTAGTTGGAATAAGAACTTGTGCCCAAGGCAAATCATCATTTGGAAGATCTGTTTCACTATAAGGATGATAACCAAGTATTCTTACCTTAGTTCTATTTCCCCATCCAGAACCACCTGCCTGCCCACCCTGAGCACCAATTGGTGGAATCTGGCCAATCCACCAACGAAATCCATCCCTTCCTAGAAAATTACTTTTAAGTAGTGATTCGTCGATCATTTTTTATTATTTGCTCCGTATCTTCCGAATGTGTCTCTAATAAGTTTCATAGAAGTGTATGAGGATTCTGCATCAAAATGATGGCAAAGCTCTTTAATCATATATAGACCGCTTTGTTCCTGATCATACTCTTCTTTATCTCCAGAAGAGATTTTTGGAAACTGACAATTAATAATATCACCAGCAGATAGATTAGTATTAAGTGGTATCAACATATCAACTGCTTGGGTAAACAATACATTATATCTCATCAGTGCTTGTGATTGATATTTAAATGGATCTGCATTCTCATCTGTTGATACATCCTTTTCCATTGTGCCAATGTCTAAACATTGTGTAATGATTCTTGTTGGAATATCACCCAAATCTTTTCCATCTGCTCCAGAAATCTTAGGTAGTTTTAATTTATCTCCTAAATTCTTTGTTTTACCAACATAATCCTCAAGTTTAAATACACCCTTTTGAGGATCTGTAAACTCAAAGGTTAGTGGGTTATAAAACATACGATAACTTGAGTATGTTCCCAATCTCAATTTCTCGATGAGGTTTTGATTTTTATTCGTTGTAAAATCTAGAACCTTAAAATCATCACTCTGTTGTTGCCCATCAGTATCATATTGTTCTTGACCACCAGAAAATGTATAAGTTCCTTTTGGATCTTGACCCATTAACCCATCAATTGACCTAAAGTTAAATCCATTTTGAGTTTGGTAAAAAACGTATCCAGCGGTTCCATTTCCAGAAGTATCTCCAGGAACTGCTTTTGCTGCTAACCAAACTAAAACAGTAAATGGTTTTCTCAAATTGCCAATAAAACCATACTTATTTTGAGTCTTATCAAGTTTTCCTATTTTCTTAGTTTTTAAAACATTTTCTAAAATAGATTTTACAGAATCATCAATGGTCGAACTTGTTGGATATTTCTTAGTAACTCTTGTAGTCTCATTTGTAATTGCTTCTCTTGATGTTAAGTTGAGAAGAAAGGATTCAGATTGAGGATTAGATATAACATCAGTGATGCTTGAGACATAAAAATAATCATCAGTTTTAGAAAAATCTAAAGGTTTATTTTTATCTGAGTTAGCAGCGACTTTAATCGATACTCTTTCTCCACCTCTTAGAGGTAAACCATTGTAAATAGATTGATTTGCACCGTCAGGATTTCCTTCTTTGTCAGGTGGTTTAATACTATTACCATCATTCACAACTCTTAATCTTGCAGTAATGGTTGGAGAAAAGATATCTTCATAGTAATCAAACGCAACAATACCACCTTTAATATCAACAACTCTTTTCTGGTCGTTAGATTCTATGAAAGCTTTTTCGTATGTAGACTTTTTTGTTGACATTACAGATATGAAAGTTCGACTAAGAGTTTATTCTTGATAAAGTTATTTAACAAATCCGATTCGGACTGTTGTGGGGGAGAAAAACTTGGACCCCCTCCCCCACCACCGCCGCTGTAACCACCACCAGCACCAGGAGAAACAGAAACTCCAGAAGCTGGAAATTCCGCAAATACAACCTCACCCTCATTTGTAGGAGTAATTGATCCAGGAATATTTCCTTGTTGTGCTGAAGTAAACTGAGCAGGTGATACCCCCGCTGCCTTTTGTGCTTCTGGTAAAAAGGATTTATATTTTCCAGATTTGTAAACAGACCATGGACTAAAATTAGATCCACCAGACATAATAAATGCTGCTCTCGCATTAGTCAATGGATCATATAATTGTTGATATGAAGAAATTCCAAATTGCTTTAAACGTTCTGGACCCAATCTATCAATCATATTAATTTGCCATAATCCATAAGAAAGGTCACCAGTGCTTGGGGTATTATTTAACTTTCCAGATCCTCCCCCAGATTCTGCTTTTGCGACTGCTGCGGCAATAACAGCATTTTGCTGGTTAAATCCAACTTGCTTTGCAAGAGCAACCAATTGATCAGTGGATAATGTTCCTCCTTTTGGTGCAGGTTGACCCAT